ATTCAAGATATAGATTTTAAATCCCTGAAATTAAAAAGATCTCTTAAAAAATTAACAAAAGAAATTTATGATGAGGTTTTTATTAGAAATGAAAACTTTAAGTTTTATCTAACTAAAAATGGTAATACTAAAAAAACTGTTGTAAAAACTGAACTTGTTTAATATTTATTAAAATAATTAAACAACAAACATGAAAATTTTAGGACCTAACGAAATTGGTAAGGGTATTCTAGTTGAATACGATGCCGGATATATCAATCCAATGGAAAGACGAAATTTGGATTTAATTAGAGAAAACAAATCATTCTTGGATTATTCAAAACCATTTGAATTTTATGCGGTTCTTCAAAAATACGATACACCAAATAGAAACGGAAGAGTGTATCCTGAAAAGATTCTAAAACGTGAAGCGGACAACTATAAAAAAATGATTCAAAAAGGAGTTGCTCTTTCTGAATTAAATCACCCAGAGTCTTCATTAATAGATTTGGATCGTGTGTCTCACGCAATCACTGAAGTGTGGTGGGAAGGTCCAGTTTTATTAGGTAAGTTAAGATTATTAACAAGTCCTGGATTTCACGAAAGAGGCATTGTTTCAACAAAAGGCGATTTGGCGGCAAATTATCTTCGTCAAGGAGTTACCTTGGGTATTTCTTCTCGTGGTGTGGGATCTTTAAAAAAGGTTGGAGACCAAAATGAAGTACAAGATGATTTTGAGTTAATTTGTTTTGACCTAGTTTCTTCACCGTCAACACCAGGAGCATATTTATTTTCCAATAAAGAAGATAGAATGAATTTTGAGGAAAATTTAGATGAAGAAAAAAAGATGAATTTAGAAAGAGCCACTGGAATGCAATCATCGGCGGTGGACAAAACAAAAAGTTTAATGGATAAATTATCAAAGTTTCTTGATAAATAATATTTTTACTCTTATATTTTTTTAAAAAATTAAATTATGGAACAAGGAGAAAAATATTTTGTCGCAAAAATTTCATCAGATTTATTAGATAATGAATCTGGTCGTGTAAAAAAAATCAAAGAAGAAAAGTTGGTGTTGGGTTATACGCCAACAGATGTGGAAGCAAAAGTTACTAAAGTTTACGAAAATTACACAATGGATTGGAGGATTACTTCGATTACAGAAAGTAAAATTGATGAGGTAATTGAATAAATAATCAAATTAATTTATTTAAAAAGGGATGACGAAAGTTGTCCCTTTTTTGTTTTATATAATAAAAAATGAATTTTTTGTAAAATACAAGTATTTATATTAATAAAAATCCAAAAAGAATAAATGGAAAGAAACATTAATGAAATTGAAGACGCACTTTTTCAAGTAAAAAATCTTGAAGAGTCTCTCAAAAAAAATGCACAAGGAATACTTTCTTCTACCATGAAGCAAGAAATCAGTTCATTAGTAAAAGAATCCCTTAAAAAAGAGGTTGATGAAGAAGATGTTGAAGACGATGAAATTGCATCGGATGATACTGATAATATGCCGGATGACGTAGATGGTTCAGAAGAAGATGACGTAAATGACGTAAATTTTGAAGAAGATGATTTTATTGAAGAACCACCAGTAACCCCGGAAGATGACGAAGTTAGTCCTATAGATTTACGAGGCGAAAAAAACATTGAAAATGTTATGAAGGTTTGGATGTCTATGGATGATAATGACGGAATCATTGTAACAAAAGACAACGAAATGATAAATTTGTCAGATAAAAACACAGGAAAAGAATATATGATTTCCTTGAATGAATCTGAAGACGAATTTGATCTTGATGCTTTTTTATCTGATCCTGAAAATGAATTTACTGGTGATGATGAAGAAGATTATTTCGGTGATGATTTTGATTATTCTCAACTAGAAGAAATGATGGATGAGTATATGTCAAAAAAACCAATGGAAGAAACTCAAACAATGTACGAATTAGAGCTTGATGACGAAAATGAAAATTATGGTTTTGGTGATGATAGTGATATTATGGCAATGGGAGAGTTTGATGAAGATTACGATTTAGATCCTTCAGAGTTTGATGAAGATTATGATCTTGATACAAGCATAATGGAATCAAAAAAAGGTAAATCAAAGGTTAAAGGTGTCGGAATTGGAAATGGTCCAAAATTCAAGTATGGTAAAACAACTGACTATCCAACAAAAAGACAAAAATCTGCGTTTGGTAAAGACAGTGTTAAAGCTAAAGGAACTGGCAAAGCTAGATTCGAATACGATGAAGAAGTAAACATGGAAGGTTACGATGAAAAACCTACAAAGAAAAAAGAAACAAAAGAAGCGTCAAGAACATTAGGTAACGGTTCAAACTTTAGAAAAGGTGGTCTTCCAAAATTAAGAGCACACTCTAAAAATAACACCGCAATTAATGAAGAACTTCAATTAATGAGAGAAAAAAATGAAGAATACAGAAAAGCTCTTAATTTGTTCAGAAATAAACTTAATGAAGTTGCAGTGTTTAACTCCAACTTGGCTTACGTGACTAGATTGTTTACAGAACATTCTACAACTAAACAAGAAAAGATTAATATTCTACGAAGATTTGACAATGTTGAAACTATCAAAGAATCTAAAAATCTTTACAAAGTTATCAAATCTGAATTAGGTTCAGGTCAGGAATCTCAACAAACAATTAAAGAATCAGTTCAAAGATCTGTAGAAAGAACACCAAGTACGGGTTCTGCAGTTAATTTAATTGAGTCTAAAACTTACGAGAATCCTCAATTCTTGAGAATGAAAGATTTGATGAAAAAACTATAAAAAATAAATTTTTATAAAAAATCGTATATTTATTATATACATAAAAAATAAAGCTAAAAAAAAATAAAAAAATGGGAGCATTATTAGAATCAGGTCTTGTTGGTAACATCGGTCTTAAGCACCTTAAAGTTATCAAAGAAGACACTATTAACAAATGGGACAAATTAGGGTTCCTTGAAGGTCTTAAAGGCCACCTAAAAGAAAACGTAGCACAGTTGTATGAAAACCAAGCTTCTTTCTTGATTAACGAAGCAACTTCTGAAGGTTCTAACGGAGCGTTCGAAACAGTTGTTTTCCCAATCGTAAGAAGAGTTTTCTCTAAATTGTTAGCTAACGATATCGTATCTGTACAAGCAATGAACTTACCAATTGGTAAATTATTCTACTTTGTACCTCGTATCCAAGGATACAATCCAAATGAAGCTGGTCACACACATTACCCACCAATTGGTTCACCAGAAGCGGTAAATGGAGGTTATAACGTACCAGGACAAGGTTATCCAGGTGCTGACACAGCACCAAATGCAAACGCACCATATGCAAAAAATCTTTATGATTTATTTTATGAAGGTGCTGAACCAGGATTAGATCCAGAAGGTTTATTCGACTACTCTAAAGGTCGTTGGTCAGCTGTTACTTCATTTGCAAATGTTGTTAAATGGTCTAATGGTGATTTAGTAAATGCTGTTGATAATGACCCTACATATGTTGGTAACACAAGAAAAGTATTATTGAAACTTTGTGGATGGGCTTCTATTCCAGGAGCTGGTAAATTAATCGGTCCAGATGGTAACGAAATCGACAGTGAAACATTCTTGTCCGACTTAAAAATTATGTCAACTGCTAATTTACAGTATGGGGATGAAAATATTTGTCCAACCGCAACTCCATTATTATTTAGAGTTGTTACTCAAAAATATGGTAAAGGAATTGTACAATATGGTAACCAAACTTCAACTACATTCCCAACTGATGGTAACGGAGGTTCATTCTATGATATCTGTAACCCTGAAGGATGTATTATCCTTGAAGTAGACTTATCATGTCCTGCATGTGCTAACTGTGGTTCTGACACTTTAGATGGTTATACAGGAAGTACAATCACTGCGTTTACTTATGATGATTCATTCTACGCTGTATGGAGAAGATACGAAGAATTGGAATTTGAAGAAAAAATCGGTGAGGTTTCTTTCGATTTAGAATCAGTAACTGTTTCTGTAAGTGAAAGAAAATTAAGAGCACAATGGTCTCCAGAACTTGCTCAAGACGTTGCGGCATTCCACAACATCGATGCTGAAGCTGAATTAACAGCGTTGTTATCAGAACAAGTTGCAGCTGAAATCGACCGTGAAATTCTACGTGACTTGAGAAAAGGAGCGGCTTGGAATTTACGTTGGGACTACAACGGATGGAGAAGATTGTCTTTAACAACTTCTTATACTCAAAAAGACTGGAACCAAACTTTGATTACAGCAATCAACCAGTTGTCAGCACAAATCCACAAATCTACTTTGAGAGGTGGAGCTAACTGGATCGTTGTTTCTTCTGAAGTTTCAGCTATTTTTGATGATCTTGAATACTTCCACGTATCAAACGCTTCACCAGAGCAAGATCAATATAACATGGGTATTGAAAGAGTTGGTACTTTAGCAGGACGTTACCAAGTTTACCGTGATCCTTACTTCCCAGCTAACCAAGTGTTACTAGGACACAAAGGAACATCATTGTTAGACACAGGTTACATCTACGCACCGTATGTACCTCTACAATTGACACCTACAATGTATAACCCATTCAACTTTACGCCAATCAAAGGTATTATGACCAGATACGCTAAAAAGATGGTAAATAACAGGTTCTACGCCAGAATTACTGTTGATGGTGTTCGTACATTTGATTTAAGAGAATTGAGATAATCAATTAAAACTTAATAATAAAAAAGGTCAGAGAAATCTGACCTTTTTTTGTTTTAAGTAAAATTAAAAATTACTTTAGTAAAACTCGTATTGATTTAGACAACACTTCAGTTTCACCAATGGTAAAACAATTTTTATCGTAAGCATGTCGTACCGCTTCAATCAAATAAACCATCGCGTGATTTTTATCCATAGTATCTAAAATACTATCTAAATGATCTTCATTTTGAAGATCAATCCTGTTAAACAGGTTTCCAAATACTTTATTTTCGTTTTCCATAATTTATGATATTTATATGGTAATGATACAAGATTCTTTAATAAAGAAAATACTACGTGAAGCCACAACTGACTCCGGAAGTAGAGGCTCTTATTTAGCACCTTTAAGACCTGGATTAAGAATATTTGATAAAACCCAACTAGATCCATTCAATATTGATGTTTCTAAATATGATAGTCCATTACTTTCTTATGACAGTTATGATGGTAAAATGAGTGAAACAAAAAAACAAATAAAAAAAATAGAAAAAAAGGCTGAAAGTTCGTCAAAGTATGCCAAAAAACATCCGGTGGCAAATGATGATGATGGTGATAATATTAACCCATTCCCAAACAAAATTAATGAAGACTTAGCGGTATGGTTTGGAAAAAAGAAAAAACCAAAAGGGTCATCACAACCTAAAGGACCTTGGGTTGATATTTGTAGAAAGGTTGATGGTAAACACCCCCCTTGTGGAAGATCTGACACTTCTAAAGGTGCTTATCCAAAATGCAGGGCAGCTGGAGTTGCAGGTAAAATGAGTGACTCACAAAAAAGATCGGCATGTCAACAAAAAAGACGAGCAGAAAAAAAAGATACACAAACTGGAAAAGGACAAAAACCAGTTATGACAAGTTATAAACCAAAAAAGAAATTAAAAGAAGACATGAGACAACAAATTATTACATTAACTGAATCAGACATCATGAAAATAGTTAGAAGAGTTCTAAAGGAACAAAACATTGGTGATGACGTAAGCAATTTAGGTAACTTAAGTATGAAATGTATTGCATACAATTCAAAAACACCATACAATTATGATTTAGATGGTTATACAGGAAAGGGTAAAGTAGAAGAAACAGGTTATGGCCTTGGATTTAATATTATTAGATCCTCAAATACCCCAATGGATTCTGTTGCCGGAGACTCTTCACAACCTGTACTTGTTGAACTTGAGGATATGTCTGTAGAATTACGTGATTATCTAATTGGTAGATTTCCTAAAAATCCTATTACTGGTGAAGAAATTGATTGGAGTACTACGGCAATAGATAAGAAAGTTATTTATGTTAAAAACTTGGTTTCATCTTTTAAATTCGCTTGTAAAGTCGATGAACAAAGAACCAACCCTAATTGGATACCATTCTTTAAAGATACCGCATACAACCTACCGATTGCTTAATCTTTCTTTTTATATTTAATTTCCCCAGAAACAAGGGTTTTTAAAATTTCAAAAGCCTCAACATCTGACAACGTTTCCATATACATGATAAACTCTTGTTGGTTTGGACTTGCATTTGAAATATCAACCCCACGAACAATATTATGGGTTGTTTGAACTTGTTTTGTTGTGTCAATTGGTGTTGTCGGTTTAGTTTGAGAAAAACTAACAAAGGACAAAAAAAGAGTGGAGATAAAAATTAATGTTTTCATATTATTGGTTATTTTGTTTTTCGATTTTAGTAACAATTGCTTTGTATAAGTTTTCAAGTGAGTTTTTAATATTTGATTTTACTTCTGTTTCAGTATTAATACGTCTTTTTTCTACTTCCGTATCATAAAGATATAAAATTCTATCAAAATCTCTTCCGGTTAGTTTTACATCATAGTGAAATACATGATTTGTAATTTCGACTCTTCCATAATCAATCACAATAAACATGTTTAGATCT